GGGTGCATGTGTGACATATAGCGTTGCGCCTTCACTAGAATTTGTACTACGAGCAACTTTAGCCAGAGCATTACTTTCTGCATGTAATACCTCAGATTTAGTTTTCAATCTAATCTCAACAATTTTGTTGGCACCATTTATCACCTCGCCAATCTCATCCTCACAATTATTATCCCAGCCAGAAGGCATTCCATTATAACCAATACCGATAATCGTATTATTTTTTACAATAACACAACCAACTTGCAATCTACGAGCCGAAGATACCTCAGAGTAAACTTCGGCAACTCGCATATGAACATTATCAAACTTGTTCATTAATTATTTTTTTCTTTTTCTTTTCTACAGCAATTACTGTTTCGCCCTGTATTTGTGCTTGTATCATTAAATTTTTAAACGCATGTCTTTCCGTATCATCTAGAATTGTTGCCATTTGGCGTTTTACTCCTCTATTTATTTTAAAAGTTGAACCTATAGTTTTCTTCATTGTTATACCTCAAAATATTGTAATTCAAAAAAATCAGCATCTGGTTCGTAATTAATGTAACCACGAGGGTTGCAGATAATACGAGTAGAGCCAAGCATATAGTCAAACTTATGGTGAGTGTGACCATGTGTCCATACCTTAATCTGCGGATGGTCCAGAATGAACTCCGACAAATCAGAAGAGTAAGCGCCATTAACTATTACATCATCCTCATATTGAGGTTTTGTAGAAAGTTTAGATGGCGAGTGGTGACCCACAACAACAAACTTATCTTGTACACCCACAGTAGTTTCATGGATAAAGTTCAACATTGCCTTATGGTCTTCAACCGAATCTTCTGGGCAGAATGTTGCTGCACGAGTTTGACGGTGGTAACTTAAAATTTTTGTATAATCGGTAGAACCATCATCATTAATTTCAAAGATTGGCGTCTTAATACTCACTTCTCGGTCAGAGTTCTTAATGATTTGGTAATCATTCATATGTCTCTTGATTGAGTAAAGTGTGTTTGGGTCTTCTTTGTTCATATCTGTCCAAAGAGTACCACCAATGAAAGTTACATCATCAAATACAATAAACTCTTTATCAAGAAAATGAATGTTAGGCAAGTAGGCAAGTTTCTCACGAATTCGTGGGATAGACACAGCAAAATCACCGTGATAATGCTCATGATTTCCTGCAATGTATATCACATTCTTAAATTCTTCGGAGCACTTTTGAAAAAACGCATGGTATCTATTAGACTTGTGTGATTCACCAAGGATGTTAATATCAGCACGGTCATTCAAATCTTTAGCAACACAGATATCGCCCGATAGAATAAGCACATCGGCATTCTCGGTGTTTTTAATTTCAAGTTGACCAAACTCAAGGTGTACGTCAGATGCGAGAGCAATTTTCATAATATAATCTACCTATTAATGCTGTATTATAGCACAAATAGGCAGAAAAGTCAAGTGTTTTTTAAACTCTTTCTTGCAAAAGTTGAGTTTTACCTACTGTTTTAATTGCAATTTTTACCGGTTGTTTTTCAATCGGTGTAATATTAACAAGTTTCACAGTAAGAATACCATTATCTAAAATTGCTCCTGCAACCTCTACAGTATCAGCTAATCTAACATTCTTTTGAAATGAACGAACGCCAATTCCATGATATAGATAATTTGTTTCTCCTTCAGTTTTTCTTTTTGTTCCACTGATGGTCAAATTACCTTTTAAAATTTCAACACTAATTTCATCTTCATTGAAACCAGCAACTGCTAGTTCAACAGAATAATTATTGTCATCAATTTTAATAATATTATGTGGTGGAAATGTTGTAGGTTTTTCAGATAACATATTATCAAAGGTATCTAAAAGTCTATCAAATCCAACAACCGAAGGATACAGGTGTGTAAATTTATGCAATGTCATATAGTTCTCCTTTAAAAAATTACTTAGTCGGTTTAAAGATACTAGCATAATCATATGATGAGTATGCTGTAGTTATATCAGAAAAAGACTTAGCTATTTGTTTGGTGAATACTCTTTGAGATTCAACAAATGCTTTGAGTGGTTTTTTAATAGATTCTTCCTTAACAGAGTTGTCAAGAAAGGTATTTTTGGCATTTTGAATCGCATCAATAGCCATGTTTGCGTATAACAACATAGTTGTTTTCTCCTTTAAAAAGCAAGTTAAAAAAATGTTATCCCGAAGGCATAACTCCAGCTTACCTTATACTGGTCCAGATTAACGTACTGAAGGTGTAATTACACGGACGCCTTATACCGTAGCATCAAACAGCCCTAAGGTGGGTACTTTTATTTATGCACTTTTACAAACGCAGCAGAATTTACAAGATATTTTCTTTGCGGATCTTCCGATTTATAAACTTGAATAAATGTCATTGTGCCATCAACTCTTTTTTCATACAAATTACTGGAGAAAACAATCTCTCCAGAGTATATATTTTTTAGTTCTACAATTTTCTCTTTAATTATTCTCATAATATATTCAACAACCATTAAAGTTTTTTTCCGATGTTATACTTACTTACTAATTCCCACTGGTCTTTTTCACGAAATGATATAATTTTAATTTGATGTATTGGTGCAATTTTATCTATCATAATTTCTGGATTAACAATTTTTACCAATTCCCATTCTTCTAAAAGCTTTGCTATGGCATTTCGTCTTTCTATATCATTATCTACTATACTTGAGTCTTTACCATCCAAAGCAAATAGCTCTTTGAAATGGACAATATAATATTGGCCTCTTTTATGTAAAATATGACACGACTGATATAAAATCTTTTCTCTACGAGAAGACACACCAATTCTGGTTAATGTTTCCCGCACTTTCAAGAAATCATCTTGTTCTTTTAGTGATACCTCAATAAAGGTTGATAAATTAACCATTTCATTTCCTTAATCCGCCAATATCGGTTTTTTCTTTTAATTCTAGGATTTGTTCTTCATTAAGGAGTTTTAATGCTTCCCGTGCTTTAGCATCCGAGAGACCAAAATAGGTCTTTATACATGCTATATCTTCACTTTTTTCAGCCTTAATCCACTTATTGAAAGGTCTTTTATAGGACCTAATAGTATTTATCAAAAAATCATTCTGTAGTTTTTTATCTATGAAATGCCTACGATTCATCTCATTAGCATACATAATACAGTCTTTGTGATAGGAAAGCGCCCGATTTACGAGAAATGGCTCATATAATTTCTCGGTCGCACCATCCACAATTAACTGCTTTTTACCCTGCAGGATTTGATTTACATATTCAAATGGATTACTCATGTCAGCATTCTAATCAATCCTACACTATCAATCGTAACTAATAGCATATAGTTAGCCAACATGCCAAATGATTTCCTAGTAAAAGCAGCCCAAGCGTAGAGAGCGCAACCAGTAATCCAAATAGGATACAAGATAAGCAGAGGCGGATTAGGGACTGTTGCTGCCATAGTAATGGCGCAACCGATGCTAATAGCCCAAGCGACCAACTCAATACAAAAGCGAAAAGAGTTAGATTTAAAATCATCACGAATCCAGTCCAGTGTAGGTTTTAGTATATTATTCATTGCAACTCAAAAGAATGTGATAACACATCTCTATTTCTATAAATTTCATTATTTAATGTGGGCTTCATAGACTGAATCAATTCATCTTCTATATCGGTCATAGTAATATCAGACAATAATGAATTATAATCAACGGGAATAATTTTTAAAGACACGTTTTCACATTTACATCCATACTTTGCAACAAACTTATAGGCTGCGGGATGGTTTTCATCATACCTTTCTGTGCCTCTAACACCCGCAAAAAATCTACCAATTCTTCCATGAATACTATGATTTGTGTAACCGATATAAACCAATTCTTCATTGTTGTATATAAAATAAAATCCTGCTACATTAATATATCTATCACTATTAACACCCTTATCTGTTTTAAGATTAGGTGTTATTGAAATAAACTGTGATAATATTAATTCTCTCAAGATTATTATGGCATAATCTTTGCCCGTGATTTGATAATCACCAAAAACATTTCTAATCATATATTTTCCGATTCAAGCTGAACATCATAATGTGTTTTTAATTTACAGTAAGCATTGAAAACAGAATTGGGCACAATACCATTTCCATACTGTTGTGTAA